CGCCGTAGCCGAGCTCCACGCTGGCGCCTTTGCTAGTGATCTTGGGCTTTTGCACGTGGCCGCTCGATTTCAAATTTCCTGTGACCACAGGCACGAACTTTTCCTTTGAATCGCCCATGATGGATTCGCCTTCTCTAAAAAGCGCACCTCCCATTGCTTTTGGTCCCTTGTCGCCGAGTTGCTTCAGCACTTTCATTACCTTCGGCAGGCCGCTGACTTTGACCTGGAAAGTGGGTGCGATGAGATTCGTCATGGATCAAGCCATCACGATAATAACGTCTCTCGGCATGGCTCTTCCTCCTTCACAATTTAGGCAAACAGCACCACTTCATGGTGAGCTCCGTTTTCATCCGGAAACTGGAGCACGCGCACTATCGGCGGAGTCGTGCCGTCGGGCAATGTCGCGCGGTGCTTCACGGTGATGTTGAAGACGCCGCCGAGATAGATCTTGCCGCGCGCTACAATGTCCTGCCCGGTTTCGTCGGTGGTCTTCTGGTCCTCGTAGACCACCCGAGCCTTCATTGTGATAGGGTCCCCGTAGGTGCCCTTGGCATAGACGTCGGATCCCATGTGGGGTTGAAACGTCACGGTGTCCGGCATGAGGTCGAGAAAGTCGGCGATGCTCACACGAGCCTCCTCCATTTCTCAAGCCGGCTCATCGCGCGGGGCGGGACGGCCATCTTTGCGCCGTTGCCTGTGACGTAGGTGATGGAAAGATCGCCCACGGATTTCGATTGCACGTCCGCTGCGCGCTTCAAGGTCAGGAACCATTCCTTCACCGTATCCGTCGCCGAGCGCTGAATCTCCGCGGGCATGTCGCTGTCCGGCTTATCAGCGGCCAAGAATCCGGCGACGTACTCCACCTGATACTGGGGATCCTCACTGTTCGGGATCACGTAGCCCGTGATCTTCCAGCCCAGCGACGCCGTCCAGCACCAGCCCAGACGGCGATAGAGAAACCCGGCCTCCTTGTTCTCGATCACGTAGTCGGTGATGGGCTCGGAGTTGTGTGTGACGGAAGACACGCTCACGATGGGCGTGCGGGAGAGCATCAGCCGCGTGCTGCCGTAGCCCGAAAGCGTTTCGCGGTAGGTTTGGCGGCAGAAAAACTGGAACTCGCGCTGGATTTCGTCTGAGGCGTCGACAATCAGAGCGTCGATGATCGCGTCCTTAGACGTGTCGGAAAGAGGGATTTCAAGATCGGTTTTGACCGCGTCCCTCGTGGTAAGGAGTAAAGACGCGGCGGGGGTGAACACTTCGAGCATAGCACGCTTACTTCTCCCTCGGTGCGCCGCGGATCATCTTATCCGCGCGCGGCGCCTTGAGTGCCTTCTCCTTATCGTCCGCGGCGGGACGTGGGCTTGGTTGCTTCTTCGGTTGCACTGGCTTGATTCGTCGCCGGTTCTTTTCCGCTTTCGGTGTTGACAGTGGTCTCCTCCGTAATTTGCTCTGCAAACAGCTGCGCACCATCACCGGTAACATCATCTAGCGATTTTCCAGGTGCGTCTTTTGGCTGCATGTGCCATTCGGCAATCCCTGCCCTCACGTAGGCCTCGGCCACCGAGTCGGCGAATCCTGCGATCTCGCCAGCGTTATAGGACATCTGCTTCTGCAGAAAACGAACAGCTTTCAATGGTCACTTCTCTTCCGGTCTGCTCACGCCGCTGGCAATTCGTTAGGACCGCCCAAAGTCACCACGCCAGCAATATCGACCGTATCGGTACTCCCCGCGGACGGATTCGCTTTGCCCACGAGGCGGATGAAGGGTTTAGCGCCGTCCAGATTCAGCTTGCCATTCACCATGCCTCGTTCATTGTTGACGGCATCACTCAGGGTGATGCCAACGGGATCGCCGTAGTTCGCCCAGCCGGTGGTGCCGTCGATGCTGTCCTGGATCCTCGCTTCGACGGCAGCCGTCTCGCTGGTCCCGAGCACCCCTTGCGCCACCAGCGAGAATTCGCAGGAAAAATATCCCTTGCGATCGATCGGCGGGCCGTTCTGATCCACATTGTCTGCGCCGCCCCCAGCCGTCACTCTCACGGGTGCCAACCCGAGGACGTTTTTAATGAACGCCCCAACGTCTTTGCTCCCTGCAACACCCATCATGGTAGATCCTCCTCCTTAGGCGTATTAGGCTCCCGTCGGTGCCCACTTGACCTTCTGTAACACTGCGACGGAGGCGTCATGTCTCATGCCGAAATCGTGCTGCAGGATCGCACGCACGACAGTTTGGTCCTGTGAGAACGCTGCCACCACCTGGCTGCCGTCATGATACGCAGCTTCCGTAGATGTATCGATGATGATCGATGTTGCATCACCTATTACAGCGTCAGCCATGTCGACCAGGTAGACTTCGCTCTCGTCTCCGCCGCCGCCAAGGTTTTCGGGAATCTGCGTGGTCGAACCGAAAGGAAATGTCCAAAGCCGTCCGAGCATCATCTCGTCGCGAAAGGCGAAATTGCCGCTCCCGTCCCGCACCGTCATCAAATAAAGTTTAGTGCGCGGCGAGATGATCCATGCTGGCCTCAGCATCCGGACGTTCGCCGTCTCGAGCTGCAGCACGAGGCGTGCAAGATCGAAGGTTACGTTGGCCAGGTTGACCGTGGCATTGGCGTCGAGAACATTGGCCGCCGGCGCCCAGTAACGAAGGCCTTTTGGGGTGAACTGGCTGCCATCATCGCGAATGAATGCCAGATCCTCCCGGGTGGCAAACGCAGCAACTAAGTCGTCTCTGACGATGGCATCGACACCATAGGCGTTGTAGCGCAATAGATCGTTTGAGATCGGCACGAGTGCCGCGAGTTTCTTGTAAACGAGCCTGAGTGCGCCGAACTGAGGCTGAGTAACGGGGATGTTTCGGTTCTCCCCCACATAAGTCGCGGTCGCTCCGCCAGTCATCTTCGGGAGGGTCAACGTCCCCATCGGCATGGGGATCTGGATTGGATTGAGCTTTCTTAAGACAGCTACGGCCCGCAACAGTTCGATGATGTCCGCCGAGTACTGGTCCGGAATCAAAAAGCCGCCGGATACGGCATCGCCGGCGGCTAGCGCCTTCACCACGTGATCATCATCCCAGTGCTTTTTCGCCCAGGATTGTGCTTTTTCGGGATCACCCTTTGCAGCTGCTAGCGCGCGGATCATACGCGCGACCATCTGGCCCTTTTCTGGCTTGTCCTCCTTGTGCCCCCCGGAGAGCAGCTCCTTCATCCAGTTCTGATGTTGCGCCTGTTGCGCTTTCCATTGGGGCTCAAGCTCCAGAGCCCAGACATCTTTGAGGAGCTCTTTGACGAGGGCCTTCAGTTGGTCCGTGGTCATTTGGGACATCGGCGATTCCTCCTTACATCGTTACGAAACCGGTTAACTCGTAATCGCGCGCAAAAATTTAAATCACTCTCCCCGTTCGCTGCATTATAAGGGGCGCGAGAGTTTCCCTGATGGATGCGCGCAGCTCTTCCGCGTCGATCTCGAAGACCGGCTCCAGCTTTTCCTCTTCGTCGGCGAGCTCCAGCACGACCATGTTGTCTTCCTTAGTGTTCGCTCGTGGATCAACGACCGAGGACGTTTCCTTGGGCGATGCGGCCGAATGTTCGACGAGGGTTTTCAATTTAGCATTGATCTCTGTGAGGATAGGCAGAAAATTCTCGACAGGCGCCGGTGAGGCGGAGTCAGTTATCTCTGGTTCGGTTTTCGCCTGACCAGCGAGTAGGTCATCAAGTTGACTTTTTCCGAAAATCACGAACACGCGGTCCGAATCGCCCACTTTGGCGGCTCTCTCCAGGATAGAGCGAGGAATGATGATTGACCTCTCCTCGGTCCACTCATCCAGCGCGCGAATCGCCCACTGCTTGATCGGATCGAGGTCAAGGTTGAGAGACTTGGCGAGCTGCAACGCCTCAGCGTTCGCTGGCACCGGCACGATCGACCACTCGAGGAGCTCCTGTTCCACGAAATCGTAGCCGCGCCGCTCTTCGTTGTACATCCATTTGAGTGGATCGAAGCCAACAGAAGAAGCGCGGAGAATCTTCGCCTTGACAAATTGGCGCACGGTCTCGGCGAAGGCATCGACGCGGGAAGCGCTGAAGTCGGCATTGGAAAGAACGCGGTCACCTTCTACGATCGGCGCGGATCCGGCGGCGACCGGGAGAGCGCGGTAGTTGTGGCCGAAGAGAACGACCGGGTTCTTGTGATAGTTGTCGAACCGCCAGCCGTCGACGCGGATCACGTCCTTGTCGCGATCGGGATTTTGAGTGGAGATAATGAAGCGGTAGACATTGCCGTCATCGTCGAGTTGCTTGGTTTCGAGGATGTCGGCGCTGGCGAGCACCATTGCATCCGTGGGCGCATCATTCTTGGCCGCCAGCTTTTTCCACTGATCGAGGGAGAGGATTTTTCGTTGATTGAGATCCACGCGCTTCACTCACGTGTGGAGCCTAATAACGCAAAGGCCCCACGCCAAAAACCTTTCGGTCCCAGCGTGAGGCCCTTATCGTGTGAGACAGGCCGCCTCACAAAAACGAAGGAATTCGAAACAGCTATTTTTTACGACGCTTCGTGATTTTTGTCAAGCATCTTATTTTGTTTGCGCCCCGGCCGAAGGCGCAGGAAACTCTTCACCGAAGCGATGTCACCGCTATCGTAGATGAGACTCACCCGGCCGCTTTTTTTCTCCCGCATGAAGAAGCGCACCTTGAGCGCCGCGAAGCGCACACAATGCTCCGGGGAAAACGATCCCACGCGGTTATCGGGCGTGTAGCTCTCCTCCACTTCAATGGAGGCGAGCTCGCCCTCGGAGAAGTGCAGATCCACGCAGCCGCTTTTCTTCTCCGTCCGAAAATCCAACAGGCAAGCCGCGAGATCCCTGGAGAGTTGCTCGATATCGTCCAGCGTGCCGTTCATTGCTTGAATCGGAGCCGCATGCTGCAGCGACAGGAAGGATGTGCCGCGGGATGCATCACGCTGCGGCCGTCGCCGGTGATGAACGGTTCCTCTAGGTCGCGCTTCTGGCCATCCATTGGCTCGCAAACGTTCACGTCCAGGCGATCGTCGTCGGTCACGAGCCACTCGCGCTCGGTCTTGCTCGGATCGAGATAGCCGGCATCTTTCGCCTCGAGCCAGAGGCTTTGCTGACCGCCGTTGGACGCGTTCAGGGTTTCGGTCCGAGCGATGCTGAGCGAACGCTGGCGCTCAAGCGCCTTGGCGTATTTGACCACGCGCTTTTCAATGTCGGAGGCATCATCTTCGATCAGCTTGGTTTGAAACGCGGCCAATGCTTTTTCCTGCTGCTTATTGAGGCCGACCTGGAGACGGATGAGATCGCGAGCGGCCTGTGTCGGGGAGCGACCCTGGATGATGGCACGCTCAATGGCCTGCAGGATGGCCGCTCGGGTTTGCTCGGTGACATTAGTGACCATTGCGGCGCCGTTACGGCGGAGCCACGCCACCGCGCGGACATTGGTGAGATCGAATGAAACGGAAAGGCCCAAGTCCTTGGCGAGGATCTTAGCGGCATGATCGCCCGCTAGCTTGAGGGTTTGTTTCAGGACCTTCTCACCCTTATCGCCGAAGGTAGCCTCGAATTCCGCTAAGGGCACCTTGGCGAGAACCATCGACGCCGATCGCGTATCGAAGGCGGCGGCAATCTCTTGAACGTTCATCTTGTTCTTGGCCTTGTTAACGGCAAAGAGAAACGCCTTGCGCATTTCCGGGGTCATGCGACGCGCGATACGTTGGATCATCGCGAGGGACTCGATCTCGCCAGCCTTGAGCCCTTTCTCCTGCAGGCGCGCCCGGGTAACCATCTCCTCGATAACGCCCTGGTCCTCTTCCTCCACTTCTTCGTCTGTTTCGCCGACCTCGGGCAGCACGATCTCCGGCAGGACAAACGTGTCGCTGTCCTTGAGAGGCACGGGGTTCAGATTGAAAGGCATCATAAAGGCTTTTCCTTGATCGTTAGGCAATGGCTCCGCACCCCGCAACTCGCGCCATTCGTCGACCATCGTCGACCACGGCGCCACCTGGGCGACCTTCAAGTTGAACTCCTTGTCCTCTTGCACGGGGGAGCAGTAATCGAGAATCAAGCGCTCGTCGAAATCCGGCACCAGCCGCTCCTGCATCGTGGCGCGTAAGAATTCGAGTCGAGGAACGAGCACCCAGCGGGCGAAGAGATAATCGGCGCTGTCGATGGTCGCGCGATTCGAGTTTTCGATGATGCCGTGGAGCTCTGGCGGGACACCCTCCGTCTGGATCACCGTGTCGCGCGAGTGCTTGCGCAGCTCCATCAACTGGAGATGCTCGAAGTTCTGTGAAATTACATCGACCTTTACCTCGCCAGATATAAAGTAAGGCTTGAAGGTCCGCCAGAATCCCTGAAGCTTGTTCAACCAGTGCTGTTCGAGGCGCTGCGTCTCCGTTTGGCGCAGTCCTTTGCCGGAGACAATGATGTCGGGACGAGCGCGGTTATAGAAGAAAGCTTTCATGTGCTTGGCCGCATACTCGTCGGTCTCGAGCTCGTCGGCGAGCGATTTGCCGAAGCCGATGCCACGTCCGTATGGGTCGCAGGGATCGGGCTGCACAAACCAAACGATCTCGCTGGCCGGG